TATTATCAGCCCTTTCATCACACTTTTTTATTATTAATCGTATTATAAATGATCTAGAAAAGCTAAAAGGTAGTGAAAGTATTCAATATGTAGATATTGAAAATAAAGGGATTAAACATTACATTAATAATTATTCGGAAATAACACATCTTTTATATGAAAGAGATGATAGAAATATACTATTACCAATTAAGCCCGTGAAGATGACACCTGAAAATAAAAATCTAGAAATAATCTATGAGGTAAAAGATTATCCTCAATTTAATTTTGTAAAAGAATATCTAAAAAGATTAGATATCAATATTCAAAAAATAATACAAAATAAAGAAGGTCAAGGAGTATGTCTTTTTGTAAAAGATGGAATGATACCCATTAATCCCGAAGAAATAAAAGATTCTTCACAATATGAAACCTTCAAATCGGAAATCAATCCATTTGAACTAGATAAGCTCATACTAAATATTGACAACAAAGAAAAATATACACAAAAATACAAAACTGAATTAGATCAAAAACATAAATTATTCACCAATTTACTCAATTTAATTAAGAATGGAAATCAAGATGAAGTTATTATGGGTATTATAGAAGAAGATAATTTTGAAAGGAAAACCCATAAAGTAAAAAAAATTGTAAGACTCTTAACAAAAAATATTGTAGGTGATATCGATAAAGAAAAATTCACATGGAATAAAAAGTTATTAGAAGAGTTTTCTTACAGACTAATCATAAGTGTTGAAAATGGTAATAATATCTCAACAATCAATAAGATAATAGATAATGTTGTTAAATATTCTGATTTAGAGAAAAATACACCTGAAACAGAAATATTCATAAAATTCTTAAAAGACAAAGAAAAAATGTATGATGCTTTAAGAGATATTTTTATTCGTCAAAGTAATTTCATAAATATCTCCGATGAAATGGAATATAGCTTATACAAAAAAGTAAAAACAACAAAACTTAAAACGACACCATACTATATAACTAAATTATTTGGACCTGAAGCATCCATTATATTTAATATTGATGGTAAAGGCGGTGATTGGTGGAATTTGTCTGATGCGTTCAAACAACTAGGGCTTTTACCTGATAATTATGGAAAAGAAATAAAAGAAATTAGAGGAGTATCTACTGGTCCGCGAAGAAAGATATCTTTTATTGGACCAATACAGAGAATAATTCTTTATAAATTATCAGAACTAAATAATGACGAAAGACTAAAAGATAAAAGAGATACTTTCATCAAAGAATATAATAAATATAATATTTTACGTTATGATAAAAAACATGATATTTTCACAAACATCACAGATGTTATGAAATATTGGAGGAAAGAACCGGGTGAAGAAAGAGAACGTAAACAAAAAATAAATCGTCCTGATATAGAACTTGTATTAGAAAGAGTAAAAGAAGAATATGTTCATGAAGATGAAACTTTCGGTATTCTTTTAATATCATTTTCAAATGGAAAAGAAATGAATATTAAATTTTATGGTAGTAAAAATATACATGACGATACAAAAATAGCCTTATTACATCATACGCTTTATAATGGAGATTATGTATTATCAAATATACATGTAGGGGGTAGGAAATTTGTAACTGTAAAAGAATTGTTTGATCATTCCGAACATCATAAAAAATGGATAACTGTTAAAGAAAAAACAGAATTAACAGAAGAGAAAAAAGAAGAACTAAGAGAATTTTATAATGATAAGATTGAAAGACTTGATTATGCGAAAGATTTTTATACAACTAAACTTGAATCTTTAAATTAAATATTACATAATTATATAAAATGGATAAAACTTATTCTGAATCTATCTCAGATTTAATTCGCGAATGTCAAGCACTAGTAAATGAACAGGTAAAACTAGAAGATAAACAAAAAAGAAATGAAGAACTTCTAAAGTTCCTATTAGAAGATGATCCATCTGAAATAAGGTGGAATAAATCAAATATCCAAAATTTACAAAACGAAAATGAACAAATCAGTGAAAAGATGGAAGAAATTGAAGGAGAAAAAAAAGTAAAAAAGAAAGAAATAAGAGACTTAATTAAAAAAAGACTACGTAAGTTACGTGGAGAATTAGAATCTGCAATGTCTAATAATAAATCAAATGAAATATATAAATATACCGAATTATTAACCAATACTACTAGTAGATATAATGAAATATTAAAGTTAATACAATATAAACGGATTCACATGAATACACTATTTGATTCTTCCGGCGGAGGTAGTAAATTGCGATAATTTTTTTTATAACACAAATTAAATAATATTTTATGGAATATTTTTCAATACCTTTCGATGTTTCCCTATTGAAAAATCATATATTAAAAGATCCAATTGTAGATTGGTTTAACATAAAAGAAAAAGAAGACAATAATTATAAAAGAGATAATGATACATTTTATAAAGATTTTATAATCAAAGAATGGAATGAATACAAAAGTAATTTTTTTAATTTTCTAAAAAATAAAGCAAACATAGACATACAAGAACATACAAGTATAGAAGATACAAAAAAATTTGTAGAAGAAGGGAAACCTTTGATATTAGGTGCTAAACTACTCTATGATGATATGATTGTCCATACAGATATTTTAATAGATATACAGCTTTTTTCGTCTTGTTTTCCAAAAATTAAAAATTACCCTTTACATTCTATCAAAAATAAATATATCATCATCAATTTAAGTTTTTCATCACTAAATTTTAAAAATGACCTGAAAGAATGTCTTGATGAAGGATATATACCATACAAGAAATGTTTATTATTTTCTTTCTCTCAATGTTTTTCTAGATACTTTGGTTATGAACCTGAGAAATTTATTATAGGTAAAGAATATTACTACAAGAAAACACAATTACCCAAAGATGAATTTATTTCACATGTAATTACAAATGAAAAAACTACATTAAAATTCATACGAGCTTATAATTGGATTAATGTTATAAGGACACAATGGAAAACACTCACAATAAATGATAAACCATCGCGAAAAGAACTATATCCAAATATGAATATAAAAGATTCTGAATGGGAAAATGAAAAACTAAGGTTGGCTAATCGTATAAAAGAAATCACACTTGTTTGGAATATAAGTTATGAAGAAAGGTGTCTTTTTCACCAAAAAAATATATTTTGTTGGGATGACCCTAAGTTACTCTCAGAACTCAAAGAATCAAAAAAGAAAAGTATTCAAGAAAGAATGATACATATGAATAAATGTGATGAAATAATTGTATATCCACGTAAAAACGTTACAAATGCCCTGAGAGAAGTTTTAAAAGAAAAAGAAACTAATAATATCTTTTTTGATGTTGAAAGTTTCTTGACAATTGATGAAAAGGTTGATTTTTTTAATGGTGGTGAAGATAAATATGATAATCCGGTTTTAGCTATTATAGGGTTTTATTATAAAAAAGATTTTTATGATTATACAATACAAAATTTTAAAGTAGAAAGTGAAAAAAATATAGTGAAGTCTTTTTCAGAAAAATTATGGAATATTTATAATGATTATGGTAGAATAAATATATTTCATTGGGGACATGCCGAATCAAAATATATGGATTATATTCACAAAAAACATCATGATATAGAATTCCCTGAATATATTTTAGTTGATTTATTAGATCATTTTCGCCTAGAACCCATTATCGTGAAAGGTGTTTTTAAATTTGGAATAAAATCAATAGGAAAAGCTCTTTATAAAAATGGGTTGATCGAAACTACATGGGAGGAAGAAAATGACAATGGATTAGATGCTATGATAAAATTCAAAGAAATATGTAAAAAAGATAAAAAAATTCCTTTAAAAAGGTATTTAGAAATACAAAATATTATTGAATATAATAGAATAGATTGTAAGGTTTTACAAGAAATATATTTTGTACTTAAAAAAAATTATGATTAATTCTTTAGGTTTATTATTCTTTTTACCAATGGTTAATTTATCAACACCGAGAGGTATCATTTGTTCTATAGTTATTATTAATGGAATATTATGCCATACTACTAGATATATTAAAACATATGGATGGGAATATATCAGAAATTATGATATAATATGTAATATTCTTATGGGTTTATTCATAATTCATCAATCCTGCTATAACCCATACATAATTTATACCATTATACATGCATGTTTAATATTTATTCTTAATTATTTATATTATGAACATTATTATTTATTACATATTTTGGGTGTTCAGCTACCTCTTTCTATCGGGACATACCTTTTTTGATTTCTTTTTCTAATGCTTTATTTTTTTTAGTTAAAATTTCAATTATTTTCTGCTGATTTTTAATTATCTTCTCATATTCAATAATTTGTTTTTTATCTATACATTCTTTAGTTACTACGAAAAATCTAGAATTATAAAGAGGCTTACCTTCTTTATTAAAATACGAGATAGTTACATTTTCTTTTTTATTTCCACATTGAATACAAACAGCATTGTCAATCATACGGATATATTCTCCGCCATCGTAAAAATATTCTGAACCTTTAACAAGTGTTATATATTTTACTTTATCTCCACGCTTTAGTTCAAATAAATCTTCTAGTTCTTCGCAATTTTCAATTTCTGCTTTAATATATTCTAGATCTTGTGACATTTATGCGTTTATATTTTTTAATATTTTAATTTTGTACCACTGGACCGCTTCTTTCATTGATTTTTCACTCAAATAAACATCCAATTGAGGATGTTCCTGCTTATACATTATCAACAAATTAATAGTCTGTTCAAACTTTAACTGCATGAGTTCTTCATTATTCATTTATAAAACAAAGATATTTTTTTTTAATTCGCGAAACGTAAACTAGTTAAGCCATTACTTATTCTTAATATATTATAATTAGTAGCAAAAATAGTATCTATACTGACAGATGATGAAAAATTTAATTTAGAATCATCTAATCTGGAATAATTACAGGTTCCACTCGGTTGATGTTCTTCAGGATTCAAACAAAAAGAATAAACATATATATTTTTATTAAACTTACTATAAGAAGCTCTAGAATACTCTCTCCTACCTATAATGTAAAACCGTATGTTTATTCCTGTATCAGAGGGTGGAGTTCCATATAAATCTGGTGAAAAACTGACTCTTTTTGTAGTGGCTCCGCCACCATCAGTAAATTCTTCAATGGAATTTACAGTTACCATCTGTGACATAGAAATATCCAATGCCCGCCATATACTTAATATATCGCCAATACGGAATGGTTGAACTACCGAATTATTATAATCTACATAATTTTGACCTAGCTTTACATTTGTTAGATAATCCGAATCAACGATTGTAGTTGGATTAGTATTATGTAATCTTATACCCGAATCAATTGGAACTTCAAGTAAGATAGGATCTTCATGTTCTTTAACATTATATAAAGGTATATTTGTATGGTGTGTAAAAGGTTGTTTCAATGAATAATATTCTTTATGTTGTTCCGACATTCTA